AAAGATACTTCAATGGGTAGTGGTAGATTTGTTAATCGCTATCCAGTTTTTGATCTTGACCCTTTCGGTACTGGTGATGAACTTACTGGGTATTGTTGCTATGGATGTGAACTTGAAATGGAGAAGGAGTTTAAATGAAAAAATATAAAGTGACGGCAGGGCAGACGGTTTATTTTACTTATGAGATAGAAGTAAAAGCAAAAAATGAACGAGAGGCAGAAAAAATTGCATTAAACACACCAACAAGCGAATGGGACGACGAAGAATCTTGGAATGGTGACGCATTAACAGTAGATGAAATAGAAGAGGTATAATAATGGCATTAGAAATAAGAGCAGAAGATATAAAAGAATATAAAAACCAAAAAATTAAAATTAAAATAATTTGGGGTACGAGCGCCGACGAAACTAAAATCTATAAATTTGATTACGAGCAAGATAAAAATAATTTTATTAAAGGTGTAAGTGAGGCAGTAGGTTGGTTAGATTGTAAAATAATTGAAATGTAAAAATGAATATATTTTTTTTAGATAAAACACCTGAAAAGTCAGCGCAGTATCATTGCGATAAACACGTTGTTAAAATGGTATTGGAAACAGCGCAGATGCTATGTAGTGCATACAGAAAGCATTATATTATTGATGAGGATGATTTATATAAAATTGCTCATCCAAAACATCCAATGACATTATGGGTGGGGCACGCGCATATGAATTTTAAATTTGCTTTAGATTTATTAAAGTGCTTATCGAATGAATACGCAAGCAGATATGGCAAAGTGCACAAGTCGAGTAAAATTTATGATTTGTTTATAAATAAATATACTAGATGGCACGAGTGGGATGGTTGCTTTACGACACCACCTCAATGTATGCCCGATGAGTACAAGCACGAAGATTATGTCACTGCTTATAGAAATTATTATAAAGGTGCAAAAAAATATTTTGCTAAATGGGAAAAATTAAATAACGAGCCTGAATGGTGGAAAAATAATTAGATAACGAGCCCTAGATCTGGTACCCAGTTTCCATAAATTTCTCGTAGATTAGTTTATTTCGTAAGCCGATACCAGATATTGCTTTGTACGGAAAATTACGGTAAAAGTCAATATATGGGATTACCTAAACAATTAAGTGAAAGGCAAATGAAATTTGCTGAATTATTAGTATACAATGAGGGACGCAAGAGTCCGGCAGAGTGTGCTTTTGAGGCTGGTTATACTACAAGACCTAGACAAGCGGCTAGCGAGTTAAGAAATCCAAAATTATCACCGTTAGTAGTTAGATATATAGGTGAGTTGCGAGCAGAGATTCAAGAAAAATATGGAATAACTTTAGAAAGGCATTTAGGGGAACTAGCAAAATTAAGAGATGACTCTAGAAAAAAAGGTTCCTGGTCGGCTGCGATAAACGCGGAGATAGCTAGAGGTAAGGCGGGTGGTTTGTATGTGGATCAAAAAATGATCCTTACAGGTAATCTAGATAATTTATCTGAAAAGGAATTAGAATCTAGAATGAAACAAATATTAGAGGATCATAAATCTCTAATAAATATTACACCAGAAGATACAAAACAATTAGAATCAGAAACAGAAGAAGACCGTGCATCTGATTAAATATATTATTAAACTTTTGCCAAATTCTTAAAGTTTGATTTCTTATTTTTCTTATCATTTCCATAATTTATTCCTTTATAGTTGGGGCCTTTTTTAGGAGGTAACGCGTTCCATTTCACATTAGGCATATTACTTGTTAATGTTTTATTTTTCATCTTTGGTTTCTTTTTTGTGAGTATACACTTCGTACCAAGCATCGCAGTTGTCACATTGATACATACTTACAATTGTATATTCTGAATCCGGGGAAGTGTCCTCGGTATCAAAATCATTATTCCATCTTACTTCATTCTCACAATAAAAACATCTCATACATTCACCCTTTCTAATTTTAATATACAACCAATAGGAAATATATTTCTATCACTAAATACTTCATCCTTATCATCATAACTAGCAAAAGTCTTTAAAAATTTTTTATCTTTGCTGTATACATAAGCAAAAGTAGTCATTGTGTTTGCTTCAAACTTATCAAATTCTTCTGCCGTTGCGTGACCGGCATCACCTGTGATGTCAACCCAATTAATTTTATAAAAATAATATTTACATTTGTTGATAACTACGTGCCTGTATTTTGATTTTTTACGTTTTTTATTCATAGGTACTTCTAGCATATAAGAGAAATTTTTAGGCAAAAAAAGTTTTTTAAAAAACAAAAAAACCCCCGCGCGCGGGATAGCAAAAATTTATACTGAAAAAAGATCAATAAAATCAATGCTTATTTAACTAGCTATGCAGTAATTGCATCAACAAACACTGTTTTTTTACTATGACCAAGCCAAAAATGCAAAAAAGTCAATAAAATCACCAATCTGACCATGCGTGACCAAGCAAAATTACTCTCTTGGTCATGCTACTATTCGCTAATACCAACACTTCTAGACGAAAAAAGACCTTTTGACCAAGTGACCACGCCAAAAAAATTTACTTTCAAAAAAAATTAATTGCTCCAAAATTTCTCTTATGTTTGGTAAAATGCAATTATGCTAGGTTTTATGCCAATTTTTAAAATCCACCGTCCGCGGTCCTTCAACCTATAATTGTGTTTGGTTTACCGATAATCGTGTTACGGGAATTTTTAAAGAATTATGTTCTAATTAAGTTCTAATTATGTTCTTTTAAATGTTCTAGATTTATATAATAGATCATTGTCTGGTTTTAAAACTACTCGTTGTGTATTTACTCCGATTAATATACACTCCTGAACCTCAATTCTACGAATGTCTTCAAGATAACCATCTTTAGTTTCCATAAGTACTTCACAATCAGATAGTGCATTGCCTTTACTTTTACTTGTAAAGTCGTGAAGTATTTGTTGTAAGTCTCTCACTCTCATTAATCCTTCTCCTTTTGTTCCTCATGAAATCTATCTACTCTAGCTAAAAATTCATACATATATTTTTTCATTTCTAAACCTTGAATGATAAACTCTTGATAAAAATTATCCTTACTACACATCATAACAACACCTTTTTGTATGTTTGTTTTATATACATAGTTATGTGCTAAAGCATAAGCGGCTAATTGAACACAATAATCTTCAATGTATTCTCTTCGCTTTGGTTTATTAGTTTGTTTAAAGTCGATAACAGCTAAATCATTTTTATGTAAAGCTATTAAATCTGTTTGTCCAGCATACAACCCAGGGTAGTATAACGTTGTTTCTGAACCGTAGTACTCACTTACATTACATAGTCCTTGTTCAATCACACGTTGTGCCATATTATGTGCTTCCTGACCTACCGTAGTTAAGTCCATATACCCTTCACCAAGGATGTACTTCTCTAAAATCTTATGCATTGCTGTGCCTCTAGCGGCCGAATTTTTGCGAATCTCCTCTGCCTTGGCCTCTCCCTCCCTAGCTCTCCATTCAGCTAATTTTTGACGCTTTTCTTCTGATTGAGTGGCATCTAAAACGGTAGTTACAGAGGGTAACTTCCACTTACCGTTTTCAATGTCATAGACTCTTTTACCATCTATGGTTGACCTAACGGTTTTAGGATATATAAATTTTGTTACGTGTTTCATATTTTATTTATATCTTCTATTGTATTGATAATATTTAAATCACTGTTTTTCAACTCATACAAAGGGGCCTTTGTTACAAAGGAAGTACCATTGCTTCTATTTCTAACTGATCCCTTTTCAAAGAAATCTGCTTTTTTTAAAAATTCATCTTTAGGTAACCAACCACAAATTTGTACATTGCCCGTAGTCTTATTAATACTAATGGCAAGTAGTATGTCGTTGGCCCTATCCTTTTGATAACCTACAAAATTGTGAACGTAAAAATCTTTCATATCCACGGTTCGTCCCATTGTCTTAACGTCTACCTTTTTACCATTGATGATAATATCCTCGATCAACGCTCCGCTATCATAGGTGGGTAGATCGCGACCCAATGCTTTATAAAGCATGCACTCACCTACCACACCCGTGTATTGTTGTTCGCGATTACCATTAAACCCGGCAGACCTAACGCCAAAATTTTTTATGGTAACTTGTTGAATCGCATAGTTTCTTATCTCATCTGTTAATTGCAAGTTAAGCATTAAATAGCACCTTGTTCTCTTAAAGTTTGAGGTGGTATGGTTTGCTCAACAACCTCACCTTGATTTTCACAATAAGAACAATCAATGGCAGTTTTTTCTGTCCAACTTGCGTCCTTATAAATCATACGATAACCATTGCCATTACATTTTGGGCAAACTGTTTTATTTGATACAGACATTTTATTCTTTTCCATTTTTATAATTTTTTCTTTTAGCTTCTTTAGTCGCCAACACTTCTATTGTTTTAGAAATAGTTAAGTTGGCATCTGTTAATTGTCCGTCTGCTAAAAAATTTAATATCTTATAAATTTTAACCGGAACAGATACTGATTTAAATTTATTTGGATCTGCCATTTTGTTTTTCCTTTTGTTTATCTTTTTTGTAAAATGTATTCATAGACAATAGGATTTTTATAATCTTCTGGATGATTAAATCGAATACCTGATATCTTTTTATGAACTACATCTAAAATTGGTTTTTTTGTTTTTCTACCTTCATCATCAACGATAGAACTCATATCATTAACAAACTTAACTATCTTTTTTAGAAGATAATTACCGTCACTGTCCTTGGCTAAATGGCCCTTATAATACACCATTTTTTCACCTTTTTTAGCTACTTGTACCCATTTTTCTATTTTTTCTAATGTTATCATAACATTTTCCTTTCTATTTTTATTATTCATATATGGGAATTTACATTAAAAAAACAATACTTGCAAGATAATTATTTTTAATGTAATGTGAGGATCTCTTCTCACACCTTTTGTTTGCTCATCCTTGGTATCATATCGAGGATGGGCGCAAAACTTTAAGTTGTTTCCTGTTTAACGCAAGAAAAGTTAACTAACATATGTTTTTCATTAACATATTCTTCACCTAATTCTCTAATTGTACCCATACCCCTAATAAAACCTGCGGTTGCACAATCATAATGTGAATTATATAAACCCATTTCTAATGGTGGTGTACATTGTTGCATTATTGCAGAACAGATTTGTATGGTAAGTAAAAATTTCATCCTTGTCCTCTAGATTTTTTTCTTTTTGGTACTTTTTTATTATAAGACTTTGCGTGACGTCCTGGACGTTTTTTCGGAAATTCTTTTATGAATGTTATTGATCCAATTGCTGATTTTTTTTTAGCCATCTTTTTCGTCGAGATCCCTTAATCTTAATTGTGTGTTTTTATCTACCTTCATATATTTAATCACACCATTAATTTTTTGTTCGACGTCAAAACCGCAATTTGTACATCTATAAAAAGCATCACCTAGACCAACTAATATAGTGTACATCTCACACTCTTCACAATGACCAGACACAAGTTCAGTATCAATGATCCTGTGGGTCACTTCTTTTTTTGTCATATTAGACTCTTACAGTAAAAAAACCTTTAAGTCTATACTTATCATTATCTTTAGTACATTGAGTCAGACCAAGCCAAACAATTGTTAGCATTAAAAAAACAATCCAATATTTCATTTTTTCATTATCAATTTCTTGATGGTTTTACTTCCATCTATATTGATATCAATTTCTACATCTGTTTCTATACATTGAACGCTTTTATTAGTCATACTCATATTACGAGTTAATAATCTCTTATGTTTTAAACATTCAGATATGGAGTCTTGAATTCTATGTTCTACTAATTTGTCATTCATAAAAAATAATAATACTATTGCTGTTTCAATCATACAAATTTTCCTTTATTTGGGCCATTTTTAATCATATATTTAGATGTGCCATTAGCACCTATCTCTACTTCCTTACGAAGCATTTGAAAAAATTCTTTTTGTTTATTAGACTCCATTTTCTCTTGTGCGTAATGAGTCATTTTAAATTTATTTATTTTATCTCTGTCAGCCATTACATCCTCCAATATTCAGTTATTTGTTTCCATTCACACTCGAAATCTTCACAAGTATAGTCATACTCCTGGAAGGTTCCTGCGTTAATGCCCGTTTCCATTCCCATTACTAAATTGAATATCTCTTGTTGCGTCTTTAAGCTTTTCAACATCTTTTTTTAATTTTTCAATTTCCTTTTCAGCCTGCATAAGCATAACTTTAACGTGTAGATTTTCTTCTAATATCTTTTGTTGTTTTTCAGTATCTTCAGCCAAAGCTTCTAAAAGAAAAAATTGTTCTTTGTCAACAGGTACTTGGTCTGCCTTTTTTAGTAAATCTGCTTCCATTAATTGAAGTCTTGTCTCTAACGTATTGATGGTATTAGTCATACCAATATACATATAAACTGCAAAACCCGCACCAGCAATGATCATCCCGATCGTTTTAAGATCGGTTTTTACAGCAGTTTCTTCATTTATCTTTGACATAATTATTTATAAAAATCCTTAAATAACCAATCCACATATTTTTTCCAAAGTTTTTTTATCCAATAAATTGGATTTAATTTTTTCATAATTAAAATCCTCTATTGACACGATAGACATTCCTCTCCATCATTAACTGGGTTACTACATTTACAATCACCACACGGACAAATTCCATATACATCCGCATGTAAATCTTGTTTACAATGACATTTGCATCGACACTTCTTACATTTATTTATATTTTTTTTTGCTTCTATTGTGTCTATATCCATAACCGTTCTCCCTGTTGCCCCATCTTAATTGCCAAGCCCATACATTTAATTTAGATGAGTATGTTTCTATTATATTTAATATTTTATCTATCATAATTTATTGCGGGTGGTTCAGTCTCCCTTGCCACCCTATCTCATAAGCGCTATAAGAATTATTTTTTATCTTTTACATCATAGAACATTTTATCTGTATCATCAGTTATGAATCCAGAATTTTCAACATTCCATTCCGTAGTTTGCACCGTATAATCAGGTATATTTCCTCCAGTAGTAAAACTACTAATATGCCAAAGAATACGATTGTTAGGTTGAGCAGCAAAATTGCCGTTAGCAAGTTCCAGAATATGAGCACACTTGTGCTCTTGAGGAATCTCGGAATGTTCAACATCCAGGATATTACTTTCCGGATGAGACCAGTCAATTGTAAACAAATATTTTCCATTGTAAAGTTTTTTATCTCTACCAAAATACTTACATTTTTCCCCTACTAAATAATCAAAACAAGTAATAGCAGGATAATAACTAAAACAATTCCACAATTCCAACTCGTGTGCCTGCATATTAGGCACTTCGGATCTAGAAAAACGTTTTTGGAAAAACGCTGATATAGGCAATCTCCAATAGCACGCACCGTTTGGAAGTAAGATGTGAAATAAGATTGGTTTTCCTGGAATGCTTGCCATACCGAAGATAACACAATCTTCACTTTCTTCATTATATTTGGAATCCAAATCATAAAGATACTCTTTCCTAATTTTACAATATATGGGTGGTGTGTTCGCATTTAAGTAACTCATGCATTATTATTTAATATCTCCCCAATTATCTCCCGATTCATAATCAACTTTATTTGGAACTTGCAGTTCTACTGCTCCTTCCATTATTTTAATTATATCTTCAGCCTTTTGTGGCGATTCAACAGAGATGTCAACCTCATCATGAATTTGTATATGTGGTATTATACCATTTTCATATAAAGAAACCATAGATTTTTTTGTCATATCCGCAGCACTTCCTTGTATTAATTTATTTAATGCTTTGTAAGTAAATGCACGTTTTAAAGGTTCATCATATTCTTTTCTGGCTTGTTCCAATGGTAATGGTTTAAATACCCCAAACTGAACAGGTTGCCATAAATCAAAATGACACGCTCTGCCCAATAAAGTTCTAATTTTTCCTCTATCATTTGCTTTACGAGATACATTATCCATTAATAATTTAACAAATGGAGCTCTTGCATGATATTGTCTAATTAATTTTTCAGCAGACTCTTTCATTAATCCCAACTCCGCCATTAATTTATTTTTACCCATACCATACATTAAACCTAAATTAATTGTTTTAGCTTGTTTACGTTCAATGCCTGCCATATCAGCAACTACTTGATGAAAGTCTGCATCACCTTTTTTGTATGCAGTTACAATTTCATCTACACCTTCTAAATTTTGTAATTTAGCATAATGTACTAAAATTCTTGGTTCCTGTTGTGAATAGTCAAATGACCCCCACTTACATTTTTCTTCAGGAATAAATATTGATCTAATCATAGGTCCCAATTCAGGATGTCTTGCAGGAATTTGTTGTAAATTTGGATTACTCATAGAGAATCTTCCAGTAACAGTACCTCCTTGATCTGATCTAATTTGATTTATGTCTGCGTGTATTCTACCTTTGAATGCATGTTTAGTAATTGAATCAATAAAAGTTGTATGTGCTTTGTTTAACTCTCTTGCCTCTGCAATTGATTTTGGTAATTCATGTGGATGGTTTTGTAAAAAGTTTTTTGTAAAACTTGGTTCATTACTTTTTTCAGTTCTATCATATGGAAGATTTAATTTATCAAAAGCTTTTGCTATTGATCTAGCCGCCATTATTTCTACATCTACACCAGTTAATTGCTTAATTTTATGTATTATTTTTTCTTCCCTTTTTATTAAATTTAGTTTAATATTTTCTGCTTTTTCTAAATCTACTCTTACTCCTTTGAATCTCATATCAACAAGACAAGGAAACAATCTTGTTTCAAGATTAAATATATCCATTAACTCTTGATTATATAATTCTATTTTTAATCTTTGCCAAAGTTTTAATGTTGACTCCGCATCACGTTCCGCATATTGACCAACAAACATTGCCGGTAATCTCCACATATCTGCTTTAGCATCTAATCCATATTCTTTTGCCGCTTCAATTAATATTGTCTCGTCTTTACCAATACCTACATAATGTTTAGATAAAATATCTAAACGATAAGATAATCTATTCTCATCAATTAAAGATGCGGCTATCATAGTATCAACCACTTTACCTTTAATCTTAATGCCTGCAGATCTTAACCAACATACGTCGTACATCGCATTATGAAATATAAATGTAGTATCTTCCTGGTTGAATATTTCTTGAAGCCAACCCAATACTAATTTTTTATCCATATTACCGCCCTGCTCGTGGTGTATAGGGTAATAGCCAGACCAGCCCTCTACGGCCACCGCAATGCCAGCAATATGCCCTTTTCCAATGACATTACCTGATCCTAACTCTTTTAATTGAGGATCATTTGTTTCTAAATCTACTGCTATTTCTTTTGCCCCACGAAGATCTTTTAATTCTTCTGGCATAACCCATTCAGTTTCAGGTGTAAATAAAGGTATTTGAGTACTTCTCATTTAATTATATATTTTTTCATTTGATGAATAATTAACAAAGTTGTTAGTGTTAACTATGTTTAATGCAGATACATCTACACTAAAATTATTTGCTACGGGTTTTGGTTTTTTCATTTTTTCTCCTTTTGTAACATTTTTTGCACACATAAGCACAATCATAGGCCATATTTCTAATTTTGCAAATTACGCATTTTATTTTTTCCATTTTTTGTAACCATCAATCCAAGATTGTTTTGGTTGATCTAAATAATCTCTCTCAATAATCATATCAATATAATGTTTTGCTTTCTCCAAATCTTCTTTTCCACCTTTTCTAGAATGTCTACAAATATATTTAATAGCATTCCCCTCCGCAAAAAGCAACCTATTACCATTTATAAATTCACTTGGTTGATAGGTTAGATCTTTGTAGTGAGATCCTCCTATTTGTTTAGATAAAGCAGAAAATTCTTTTGCACTAGTTTGATTCATTATAATTTCCTTTTCTATTAATTTTTTATATATTTTGTTGTATAATTTTTTCATTTTCTTTTTTTTCCTTCTCTTATTTTTCCATTTTTATCTACATAAATCATATTTATAATTTTTGTAAATTTTTTATTACGTCTTGTTCTAGCAATTCGACATCCTTTCTTTGGTCCACTTAATCTAAAATTTTCAGATTTAACTTCCCAACATTGTGTTTTTCCTGTGATTGGATCAAAAGTAATCATGTCTACTGTTCCAGTATCTTGACAAGAATCAAACACATCTAATCCTTTTTCTATAAAATAACATATAGCTCTTTTTTCTGACAAAGTTCCTACTCTATTTTTATTCATATTATATAAGCTCGATCAAAGTTTTTTGGATCTACAATATGCAATTCACGCTTCGCTCTCGTCGCTCCAGTATAAAATAACCTATGTAATTCATCGGGATCATTACTAAACGTTTCCAAAGCAGCACTTGTTAAATCTTGCATAAGCAAAACTTTATCAGCTTCTCCTCCTTTTGCTCCGTGTATTGTTGACATTATTATTCTAGGGTTTTTATTTATCTGCTCACCGTTGGCACGCATATTACGAATATAATTTTCAGTAATGGTATCTAAACCATCAAACGATTCGTACCATACTTTATCAGTGAGAAGTCCATATTTTTCCATACATTCTTTTAATGTATATTTATCTTCGGAATGCAATACCTTACCTGTTCTAAATCCAGGTAATACATTTGCTCCAAGATATTCATAAATGTTTTTAATTTCTAAAAATCCTAACAAACAACCCTTACGCCAATTTTCCCAATTATTTAAAGCCATTAAAAGTTTTAATGGTACAGAGTTTTTACCTTTATGTTGATAATACCAACCTTGTAACTCACATAAATTTTTTACATCATCTAAAAAATGATTTGCAGAAGATAATACCAACCAGTTTCCTTCTGATAAATCAACTTGTGTTATATCTGAATAACGACGTAGTATTCCTTGCTCTAATCTAGGTTGATAATCTTTACTAAATCTGTTTTGTACTTTATTTATTATATGCTGTGATAGTTCATGTATGGGTCCTCCAGGAATTCTATAAGATTGTTTTAACGTCTGAACATCATCAACCTCTTCTTTTAATGCAATAAAATGATCTACATCAGCTCCCGCCCATTTAAAAATAGCTTGATCATCATCGCCTGCTATGTAAGTTTTTTTAGCTTTAGACCATAGAGATCTAACCATTTCCCATTGTATTAAAGATAAATCTTGTGCTTCGTCTATAAATAAAACTTCAAAAGATGGTTTGTTTTCTTGTTTAATAAAGTCTTCCAGTAGATCTGTAAAATCCTTTAGACCTTTTTCTTTTTTATATCTTTTTAATTCTTCGGATAATAAATAAAGAGTATCTCTTTCAATATCTAATATATTTTGTCTAGAGTC